CCAGATATATCAAACCCATAAAATTTGTAATTTATATCTGCTATTAACTTTTGTATTGGATGAATAATGTCAAGATATTTTAAGGGTTCATCTAACCAACATATTTGACTATCTCTAATTCTTTTGTTTAATTCGTTATTACCAACCTCGCCAATTCTAGCATCTACAAAATTTAATTTACCTAGCTCGATAATTTTATTGCATGTTTCTGGTGATAATGCTTTTTTTGCAACTATAATATTTCTACGCATTAAGGTCTGTTCTTTTTAAAATATAATCCTGGTCTTCTATCAAATTTAAACTCTGGATAATGTTTGCCGTCTAATTCTATATAATGAAGAAACAGTTGAGCATGACTTTCATATGGTAAAGGATGTCTGCCATGTATTTGATCCTCTCCTCTATATAAAACACCTTCACCTATTTCCATAGGATAAGGTTTATCATCAACAACAATGGGCCAATCATATCCCCCTTCTCCACCTAAGTTTAAAGTAACACTAACTTCACACGATGGTCTGTCATCATGAAAAGGTAAAATCTGATCTTTGTAATATTGTCTCCAAAAAGAATATGTAGGGCATAGCTTTTTACCATACACATTTTCTATTTTTGGTAATAAGAAGTGAAGCATAGCTTCTCCTACTGAATCAGAGTAAAACTCATGAGAGTTACCAATGCCTGCTTTATCTGTGTCTACTTTTGGTAATCTTTTACAAATATATTGAATGTGTTGATATAAAAAATCTGCATGAGCTTTTTCTATAAATCTTACTACTTTGTTTTGCATGTGTTATTTATAACACAGATTAAATTTATGACCAAGGAAAAGTTGGTGTAAAGGATTCATCCCCATAACTGCCACTACCAGTTCCTTTAGCATTTGTATCTTTTACATTTTCGTTCTCTAAAATTTCTCTATCTAAACGAAATTTAATATCTGTTAAAGTATCATTACCCAATCTAGCCTCAGTCCATGAAATAACATTAGCTTCAGTTATTGAATCATAAGCAGTAAAACCACTCCAATCTGCAGGATTATTAAAATCCATGTCAATGCCAGTTTCTGCGAAAGCACCACCACTGTCTGTAGCTTTTAAAAATACTGTAGCCTTTTTAATAACATCAGCATATGTTGTGCCACTTTCTGTAATGTCTTTCGTATATAAACATTTTACTGACCATGAATATGAATTTGCCATTTGTCTGTCTCCTTAATCTGACGTTGGTGCTGCACCAGTTATTGTGCCGCTATTCTGTGAAGTTATTGTAACACCCGATGCTCTTTCCCAAGCGGCTCCTGCGGCTCCTACACTTCCAGCAGAACCTCCAGAAGAACCACTCGTTGTAGAGTTTGTGCCAGTTTGACCAGCAGAACCAGCCGTACCAGCAGTGCCATAACCACCACCAGCAGCTCCCGCTCCACCATCTCCACCATCTCCCGCCGATCCAGTAGAACCACTTGACCCTGAGGCTCCAGAATCTGCTCCTGGCTGATTATTAAATCCTCTGCCTAAACCACCTGCACCACCTGCACCACCTGCGTGTCCAGCAGTTTGTTGTTGTTGAGATTGTGGATATTGTCTATACCAAAGGTAGAAGTATCTGCCTTGATGAGGTGAACCTTGGTCATTTGGACCTCTTATATAAGTATACTGACCTTGTGTAAATTGAGTAAAAGGAGTTGGTTGAGAATAAGGTCCACCAGCACCACCTCTTATCACAAAATAATTATTAAAATTTGAAGGAGCTAAATTAACACCCATTGGTCCACCAGGAGGACCTTGCCATTTTGCATCGTCAAACGCTTGTGCGTGATTCATAGGACCTTGTTGAGCAGTAGTTTGTTGTTGTTGTTGTAAAGCACCGCCTTGACCGCCACCACCGCCTCCAGCACCACCGCCTCCTCCACCGAGGATAGAACCGTTGTTTACTATTGTAGCTGGGACATGAAATTTTAAAGCATCTCCACCAGCACCACCATCTCCACCAGCACCACCATTTGCACTTCCAGCAGAACCTCCCGCTCCACCAGCACCAATAATACTTCCGTTGTTAGTGATTGTTATAGTTCCAACACCTCCAGCATCTATTTCTAATCCGTATTCTGATGTATTATTAGAACCTAAAGTAATTGCTGATGGTATGGTAATATTTTTTGGGTAGTTAACATCATAGTCATCTCCAAATAAATCTGAAGCATTTTGATCCGTGCCACTTGCACCACTTAAAAAACTTGTTGAATAAGTAAAAGTGAAACCCTTACCTTGATCATAAAAATCACTTACATCTAATGCTCCAGATGTTGCAATACTTGCCGCATCATTAGTTGCTTGATTATCCCCAGCTTTTTTTATAATGTTAGAACCACCTCGATAAAGGTCACTCAAACTTATAGCACTAGAACCACCTACAAATTCAGTTCTTAAAGCAGAAAAGGATAAAGATTGTCCAGAACTTGGTATTGTCACTAATTAACCTCCGTTGTTAATCTGTTGTTTAAGTTGTGTTACTTCTTGTTTTAATTCTTTAACTGCTTCTATCAATACCGCCGTCATCTTAGCATAGTCAACTGATTTTGTACCCATTTCATCTTCAGCAGTCAAAACAACCTCTGGTAAAATAGGTTCAACTTGTTGTGCAATTACACCGATTTGTGTCTTTGCATCTTTTACATCGTTTCTTTTGTAAGTTACGCCTTGTAGTTGCATAACTTTTTCAAGACCACCAGTAATAGGTTGTATGTCTTCTTTAAGTCTTTCATCAGAGAAAGCAGTTACATCGTTGTTAAACGTAGCGGCCCCAGCGGCAGACATATCAATTGTCAAAGCTGTTATCTCACTTGTTGAGTCTTGCCCTTTTATAATAAAATCTTTATCGTCAACATCTGTAGCTATCACAAAGTCACTTGAAGAGTTTATAAATTTTGCGATTGTAGTACCACCATCTTTAAATATAACATCTGCACCATCTGCATCGAGTATAATGTCGCCAGCAGAATCAAATGTCATATCTCCAGAATTAGTTTTGACTGTGCTCACATTTACAGATCCACCAGATAAATCTAAATCTACAAAAGCATCTACAACGGCTGCACCAGAACCTGCACCATCGAGATAAACAACTTTTGTATCACCATTTCCTATAGTTATGTTTGCTCCAGATCCTTGTGATATAATAATATTATAAGGTCCAGAACTACCACTATCAGTTGTAGCATTTTCTATAATATGAACTCTCTTCATAGTGTTAGGACCGATTGTAATTGTGCAATCAGAATCTAAAGCACCTGTATATTTTAAGAACATAGCTCTTCCAGCGTCAGAGGAACCATCTGCTATGGTTGTCGTGTGAGTATTAGCGTTTGTAGTTATGGCTTCTGTTCCAAACCCTAATGCCTCACCTATGAGTTCTAAGTTTGTGTTGGTCGATGCACCCCATGTGCCTGACTCATCACCCGTTGCTATTTCTTTTAATCTTAAATTATTTACATATGTTGCCATAATCTATTCCTTTTTTATGCCGCTTTCTCTACCCAATTAGCTACTTGCGTTGGTTTAATAATACTGAATATTTGTGAAGTTGCAATCACTCCAGTGCCATTAACTCCTGTCAATAATACCACACCTCCTGCGGTGATGGCAAGTGTTCCTACACCAGTTGTTCCAATAACCGTTGTAACATCTACCTCTATAGATGGAAGAACAGAGGCAGTGCCAACTGCACCCGTACCTACATTTGTAGTTGCAACAATATTTGAAGCACCAACAATATTAACAGTTGAGTTAAAAGTGTTAGCAGTTCCACCCATACCTGAATGATTACTACAATAGTAGTATAGAGTTGGCTGATCATCTGCTACTTCGATTGCTGTATAAGCACCACTTGTTCCAGGGGTGCCTATGGCAGTTACACCATTTGTGTAAGCTGATCCTCCAGCATGTGTGCCGTTAGAGGTAGTTGATAATCTTAGTGGATGCCCATCATTACTTGAATCGCTTTGATCAAAGTGATAAGTTTTACCTTCTATTAAAGTAACAGTTTGTTGTTGGACACCATCAATAAAATAATAATTAGCTCCAGATACCTCTTGCACAGTAACAGTTAAAGTGATTACATCGCCAAGCGTTCCAGATGCTGGGTTTGATATAAACCCAGATGCTGATATTCCAGTCGGAAATACATTAGCTCCAGCAGATACTGCTTCATCACCAATGTTAACTGAGCCAGTTAATCCATCTTCAACAACTTTTGCTCCACCTCCAACAAACGGAGTTCCTGTACCACCAGTTCCCTCTGCACCTGTAGGCACAACTTCAATAGATGGTACTATCGTTAAAGTTCCAACTGCTCCAGTTCCAGCAGAACCAGTCGCAGTATGATTACTTGCTCCGATAAGTGTTGCATTACCCACCGCTCCAGTTCCAGCAGAACCAGTCGCAGTATGATTACTTGCTCCGACAGGTGTAACATTGCCCACTGCTCCAGTTCCAGCAGAAGCAGAAGGACTAACTATAGTTTGTGGTGCAGCAGTTTCATCGCCAAGTGCAGTTGTTCCAGCAAGTCCAGTTACTGCAAAACTAACATTTGTAATAACAGTTTCGTCACCAAGTGCAGTAGTGGCTTCAAATCCAGTAATAGGTACGTTTGCGTCTCCATCAAAATCTACACTACCTATATTAGAGCTAATTTGTGATTGAGTAACACCTACTGATACACTACCAACAAAAGAAGCAGGTGCTGTTTGAGCAGTAAAAAATTCATTCTTATACATTCGTAGGTCACTACGAATTGTTCCAGTAAAAGAATCATTTGATTGAAATTGAGTAGAGCCATCATCACTTACACCTCCTGCAGCTCCATTTGCAAAACCAAAAGCACCATCAGCACCTCCTGCAAAACTACTTATTGAACTACCATCAGATGTTGTTCCGTCTGCAACAAGTGTTCCATCTATAAATATTACGGCTCTACCAGCACTTAAATCAAACCCCCAAGCAACTGTGTGAGTATTTCCATCAAAAAATTGTGGTAAAGTCGATACAGCTACTTGTGCAATGGTAAGGTTACTGGCAGCAGTGTTATTGCCATCTGTTCCATTACCTCCTCTTAGTCTTAAAAAATAAGCTCCACTTTGTTCAGATATTCCAAACCAAGCTCCAGATCCAGTGCTTCCACAATCCCAAATAGCAGAAGCTTTGGTAAAAGAAGAAGGCAGATCCATTTCTGCGGCAAGAAAAATATCTTGTCCTCTTTCAGTATTTGTGATGTCTTCAAGGTCTGAGCCAACACCTATTACTTGTCCATCTTGGACAAAGCCATCTACAGTCAAGCCGAATTCTGGACTGAAAGATGTAGCCATGAGGCTATCTCTGAAGTCAATAACAGCCGTTTCATTGATAACAATGTCAGTGGTAGAATCAAAGTCAAGAGTGGCTGTGGCAGATACACCAGTTAAGGATACTGCACCAGTTCCAGTAACAGTTACGCTTCCAACGCTTCCAGTTACACTAAAACCATCATCGTTTACACCAAAGGCTGTACTAACACGACCACCCCAACGGTTTTGATTCCAACCACCTTCACCCCAACCTAAAATAATAGGTAAAGGTGCGTCAGAATGAACCGCAGGAATAGTTCCTAACGAGGAGGTTAGTCCAAAACCAGTGACGCTAACATCAACACTAATGAAGCCACCCCAAGGGTTATTACCCCAAGTGCCTTGCCCATATCCGAGGCTAGACATTTAAAACTCCTATGCTATACGAATGATAGCGTTTGAAGCGTCAGCAGTAGGAAATTGTATTGTAAAAGTTCCAGCAGTAGATGATTTATTAGATGTAAAATCTAAAACAGCAACTGCTTTGTTACTATCAGAGCTATTATAAATCAGTGCTCCCATTGCAGTAATTGTAGCAGTTGTGAAACTTAAATCAGCAAAATCTGTAAATGCAGTTGTGCCAGATGTAGTTGGATCTACTCTTGTTAAAGTACCACCACCAGAAGAATATGAACCACTATTTGCAACCTCACCAGTTGTGGTGAATGCAGTTGTTGATGCTCCTAATGTTGCAGTTGTTGATGATTTACCACCACCACCTTCTGCGTATAGTGCTAGTTTAAAAGTGTCTCCACCTGAGTTTTTAAAATTGTGTACGCCTTCTAATAACTCTTTCTTGAAGGAAGTACACATTGCTTGTGCTATAGCCATATTAGAGTCTCCTTATATATTCAGCCATTTCCTTTTGACCACTTGATCGCAGGACTTGAATAATACTACCACGCTCTTCGTTTCTTGCCAAGAGTAGATAGTGATATAGAACTTTTTTGAGATGCTCTCTAAATTGATTTGCTTGTTGTCTTATATGTGCTGGTGCTTCATCTGAAATACTAACAATTTTATCAACAGCTAAATCTGCTATTTGTTCGTTTGTTAGTCCACCTTTTTTTGAAGTCATTACATTTACTTTTCCAGCTTGTGATACTCCTACATTAAACATGGTTACTCCTTATAGGTTACATTAAAAGAAAAAGTTATTCTAAGTTTATTTGATTTTTTATTTGATACCGCAACAGCATGAGGTAATCCAGAAGGAAAGATAATTATATCACCCTCTTTGATAGAAGGCGTAAAATTTTCTGTTAATAATTGATCTTGAGGGTTAGCTGGATCATTAGGCAAATAGTTCATTTTTGCAGTTTGTGCTATTCTCCAATCTCCTAAAGGATTTTTGAATGTTAATTTGCCATGAGTTTCGGGATCATAAGAAACAAAATATACTCCACTTAATACTGAAGGCAAGTGATGATGATACTCTTGCCACTGAAAATCTTTGTAGGCATTAAACCAACTATCTATTTGTAGTTTACTAAAGTTATGTCCAAGTTCATCAGCTATGGCTACTACAGGGTCTACAACTTTTGATGCACATAAATTAATTTCATCTTTAAAAATAAGATTGTTTTCTTGTGACTTAAATGTAGTCCACACACTGCAATTCCAATAAAGTTTAGCTAACTTTGCTTTATCTAAATTGTCTTCTATTTTTTTATAAATTTGTTTATTTATTTCTTCCATGTCTTTTAGTTGACCTTGAGCATACCAAGGAGAAAATATAGGAGTAATCATTTTAAGCTCCATTTTTTTAATTTTACAAAATTATTTACAAAAGTAACTTCTCGATCCATTTTGCCATATTCTTCTGAACTAACACAGTGATTTCTAATTTTTAAATTTATTTTTTCTAAAGGAACAAACTGGCAAATAGGATCTCCAGGAGTAATACTAAACTTGTTACTTTTAGATTTATTTATTGCTTGTATAACGCTTGTGCTATGTTGATAGCAAAAATCTAACACACCATTTACAATAATAAAATTTACATTCATATGATAATGCAATGCGTTTGTTTGTAGAAAATTAATCTTACTGTTTGTTTTAATTTTCCAAGGTGGACAGATTTTTTCAAAAACATAATCAACTTTATTAAAATAAGGATCACTTCCCTCTAATGCAAAGTTCATCGGTGTTATTGGAGTTTGACCAGATTTTTCTTGTATATCTATGTTTACATTGTTGTTCTCAACTGTAACTGTAAAAAAGATCTCTGCCCAAGTTGGTAAAACTACACCTCTATTAATTAAATCGTGCATTCCTGGACAATGTCTAGGATGAACTGCACTTGATTCTAAAGTTTGTGTTGGAACTTTTTTAAAAAAAGAAGGTTTTATTTCATTACTTAGTTTAATTGGAAAATGATCAAGAACAGAACTGTAAGGTGTGAAACAATCTAAAACTACTGTTGGTGTTTTATGAAAAAACATTATGAGACAGCTAAAACATTTTTTATGCCAGTCCACTCTTCTTCAGATATATGATAAGTATACCAACCTGTGCCTATATACTTTTCTGTATTTATAGGAGGATTACCTCTGTGCATATGCGTCCAATTTGCTGGAAACATAACCATTGTGCCTTTTTCTGCTTTGATTCTTCTATTTTGTGCTAAAAATTCTGTTTCTCCACCCTCTTCTACATCATTCAAATATAAGTTCCAAACTAATTGTCTTTGCCAAATTACAGTATTTTCACAATGCCAGATATGAAAACCTCCACCCTTTGGTGTTTTTTGCCATTTAAAAGAATCAAAAAACCAAGTTCCTTTTTGAAAAGTATCTTTAATGTATGGATCACATTCAGCATAAGTTTCAAGACCTTTTTGCAATTCTCTTTGAAAAAAATAAATTAATTTCATAACGTCTTTGTTATTTTCTTTTTGAGCATATTCAGATAATAATCCATACCCTCTGTACTGTATGTCTCTTCTATGAATTACTTTATCTACTTTTGCTCCTATTTCATCTGCTTCGTTCATTATAGTTACTACATCATCACAAAATTCATCGGGAACAAATTTTGGCAAAACTAAAATATGATCTTTATAATTCATGTTGTCCTCTTATATAAGTTAAAAAATCTTTATGTTTTGTTTTTCTATTATTATTAAATATATTATTTCTTTTATACTCTGCAACTCTTATTTTTTCTGACCACTCTGGGTTGTAACTATTATATTCTTCAATAACGCTTAATTTATTATTTTCCCAAAAACCTATGCCATGCAACACGCTTGTAAAGTTAGGAGCCCAAAACAAAAGATATTGTGTTTGTTCAAAATCCTCTCTTATAGGCAATCTATTCTTCCATTTAAACAAATTGTTTTGCAAAGACAAAGGCACATTAATTTTTTTCACATCTCTCCAAAACTCTGTGTCTTCTCTTTTTACCATATAATGAAGACAAACAAAATCTCTGATGTTCTCCATAATATAATTAACTTTTTTATTATAGTCTTGTATATCTAACTCTGAATAATTATGTAAATAGTGAGCTAGTAAAAAACTTTGATTTA